CCCTTAGTTGATCCCCGCTTTTAGTGGTATTATCACTGTGGGAAAGAATATCCAAATGGCCTCCAACACACAAGACACCTTGGCAGCACTAAGGAAAAGGAGGCTGGTACAAGACAACTCAGGCCCCTTCCGGGTCTACCGGGACTCAACAGGCACCATATACCATAGTGTTACACACATCCTAAAGGAAACCAGCGACACAACCGGACTGGAGCGCTGGGTCGCCCGCCTCGGCGAGGTCGAAGCCACCCAGCAACGCAACGTGGCTGCTAACCGCGGCAACATGGCCCACAACCAAGCGGAATATTTGTTAAAGACCGCCCAACGCCTGGCACGTTCTACCGCCAACAAGCGCAACGCCATTCACTGGGACGACAACGGCCTAGCCCGCATCCCCACCCCCATTACCCAGTGGGCCCTCGGCAAAGTCCACCCCAACATCCCCCGCGTTGGCTGGAGCGCCTCAGGCTTCGCCCGCGGCCTCTCCGGCTGGATCTCCGAGAACGTCACCGAGATTTTTGCAAGCGAGTTTTCTATTCATCACCCTGCAGGCTTTGCTGGAACAGCTGATGCTTTAGTCGGCGTAAAAGGTCACCCTGGAATTATTGTTGCCGACTGGAAAACCTCAGTAAACCGCAAAAACCTCGATTCATCGCATTCATATGTACACCAATGCGGTGCATATTCCCTAGGTTTGCAACATTTAACCGGCCTCCGTCCTTCTGGAGCACTAATTGTGCTGGCACGCCGCTGTGGTGCCCCTCAAACCCATTCATTAGACGCTGACGACCTCAGAAACGCCGAAGTCGCATACATGGATAGAGTTAAACTCTACTTTGACAGGTTAGCGAATCCCATTCAAGTCTCAGAGTGAGACTCACTGGTACAATGGTTGCCTGAGCGTGGCTGGAACCACCTCAGGCCGGACAACCTCTCTCACAGGCAGTCATGTCACAGTCTAACGTGCGTCCTCCCGTGGAGGATCTGTGGGAAAAGTATTCCTACAACCCATTCACTGGGACGCTTCATCGCCGCGATAACGACCGCCCACTGAAAGGCAATCGCTGCAGTAGAAGCCACCAACTTTCCATTCATGGAACAGCTCGCCATCCTTACGGTGTGGTGGTATTTGCGTGGGTAAACGGTCGTTGGCCCATTCAAGGGATGGAGATTGATCATATTGACCGCAACCCATTCAACCAGCGCTGGTACAACTTACGCGAAGTAACTAGGCGGCAGAACATGCAGAACACTAGGCGAGCCCGTGGTGGAGCATTTAAAAGCGGCCACCGCTGGTACGCCTATATTCAAGTATCCGGTCAAACGCAAAAGTTAGGTAGTTTCATTACTGAAAAAGAGGCACGAGCAGCCTATTTAACTGCTTGTGCCTCTAAAGGGCTGGCATATTTGCCCGAGCTGGTACGAGATCTTAGCGGATCGTGACGGTCGCCACACCATCCAGTGGGACGCCCAACCTATGGGCAGCTCCTGCGGAGAGATCCACCGAAGCGCAGTCACACCGGTCCGTAACTGGGACGGTAAGGGTCCGTCCCTGGTGCTGAATCCTTAAGCGTGTGCCGCAAGGCAACCAAGGGTGAGCCGCGCTCACCCCCCAGTGCTGGTACGTCTGCCCACAAGCTGTTTGGCGTCCGTGATACCAGCCGTCGTACACCGTGGCTGTTACTTGCCGCGCGTGTGCCTGGAGTCCTACCACCAGCCAAAGAAGGGCCAGCCGCTTCATGCTGCCCCCTTAGCGCTGGAGCCCTTGCGGGAGGGTTTGGCGATGCCGGCGTCAGATCGCACCTTGCGGGGAGATCCTTTGCCGGGTTTCGTCCTAGTGGCTGGGGCAGCTGGTGCGGGTGACGTGTCGCGCGAAAAAACTCCCGTAGCCTGTGGAAAAAGTGCAGACGGCAAATCAGCCCCGCCATTAAGGGCTTGGCACTGACGCCAGTACGGCACAAGCTCGCGCCACAGCTGCAGGGGACCTTCCTTGCCTAGTTCGGCCTGGAGTGCCAGAAGGTCTGCCCAGTCGGAGGCCTCGAGCCTGGAACGTTCCACAGCCCAGCGCAGATCCCTGTGATGGCGCTTCAGTAGGCGCAAGTGCTCCCGCTCAGCCTCTCGGGCCTCTCTCTGCTGGCCTCGTGTTGTCCACTCTCCACCGCTCATGGCGCCGGCTCCCTTGGTTTAGGTGTGCCGTGTAACAGTACCACCACGGCCGAACCGTCAAGCCGCATTGTTAAGTGATACAACAACGGCAGCGAAGCGGCTGGGACGGGAGCGAGGATGGCGCAGTCGACTCCAGCTGGCTCAGGGTCTGCCGGCTTCTTGGCTGGCGTCGCTGATCCGTGCTAATGTTTTACACGAGACCCCACCCTCAGGCTCAACTCATGACAACCACAACCCGCAACACCGAACACGCTTTTTTCGCAGGCCGTGCCTGTTTGGAGCGTATCAACACTCTTTGGGAGCTAGGGACCTTTGCAGAACGTCCCTACCTAGGAGACGTACGGGACCTAACGCCTGCCGCTCGTGAAATGGCGGATGATGAAAACTGGGACATCAACGGAGATCGTATCCTGTTGGCCGAGCAGATTCGGGATCATGTGCGAGAAGTGCCCCTGTCTCTGCTGGTACGGTCTGACTGGCACGAACCCGGAGGCGAGTCAACCTACGCCCAGTTCGAGCTGCTGCTAAGCACGGGAGGCCCTGCCGTCAGGATCTTGGGAGAACTGGACTCCTACTGGGAGCCCTACCGACCGGCCCTGCAGTTCTGTGACTGGGGCCTTGGCTGGACCGACCATCCGGAGTCCAGCATTGATGCTCTCCTGTGGTTCGCTGGTCAGTTCTACTACGGGGAGGGTTGAGCCTTTACCACTGAATTACGGCCCGGCCTGGTGTCGGGCCTTTTCTGTGGCTTAATATTGAACCAAACAGTCTAGGTTTCTGACAATGGCCGAACATTCGGACGATATCAACGAGTCTCCGGATGTTGTGCCGGAGAATAAAGAACTTGTGCCTAATCCTTACGGCAAGCGCAACCCTTACGCGTTGATCGAACAGAGGCAGCAGAGACTGTACAGGAGGCAGCTGGAAGGTCTCAGCGCTCGGCAGCTGGTTCTAGATCACGCGGAACGTGAGAGCGTGTCTGTAGCTACGGCTTGGAGGGATTGGGAAGCCGTCAACAAGTGGAACGCGGAAGATTGGAGTAGGGATCGTGAGAACATGCTCGCGAGACTGCAAACAATGCGTGCCAAACTGTTTAACGCTGCCATCCGCAAGGGGCAGTTACAAACTGCCGCGCAGGTTTTGGATAGTTTGGGTAAGGTCGTTAATGAATCCGGAATAGAACAGCAGGCCGCAGCTGCTCCCCAGTTGCTTATCACCGTGGAAGACAAGCGGCAAGCGGGCTAGTACGCCTGCACTACGTTACAGTGTGTGACAGCACGGCCCACACGCGCGGCTGTGCTGTGCTACAATACGGGAGCACCGAGGGACACCATCCCATGCCCGACCGTATCCTGACCGCTGCCGCTCTGCTCACCGTTGCCGCGCTCGTGGCGATGGGCTATGACAACCAGCGCGTGTTGGCCCGTTGCGAGGCCGCCGGCTTCCACCCGGAGCAGTGCCGGCTCGTTGTGCTGGGGCGCTAGTACGTCCGCACTACGTTACAGAGTGTGACAGTACGGGCCCACCACGGGCCCCCAGTGTGCTACACTGACAGAGTCAACCAGGCAGATCCCGCCATGACATTCGCCACAGCCGCCGCGCTCTTCCTAGCGCTGATCCTCCTCCCACTGATCGTGCTGGCTTGGGCCAGCGAGTCGCGTTCGCAGCGTGCCAAGCGCTGGCGTCGCTCCGGCATGACGCAGCAGGCCATTGCCGACCGCCTCGGCGTCAGCCGCTCAACCGCTCGCCGACTGCTGGCGGGCTAGTACAAGTGAACCAGGGGTAGGGTTCAGCTCTCGCGGGGGCGGGGCTACACCTAGGGAACCTACTGACACATCCTCATTTTCTTCTACTGTCACACAAGGGGCAGGGGTTCGATTCCTGTAATACCCTAGAAGGTACCCCCCTACTACAAAATGGCCGATTCTGCTGGAGCCCTTACCCTTCGCCACGCCCAAGGTGAGGTATTTACCAGCCGAAAACGCTTCCGCGTCCTCGTTGCAGGCCGCCGCTTCGGCAAAAGCTATCTCTCCTGTATCGAACTTCTGCGTGGAGCCATCGAAAAACCGGGCGAAACCTTTTTCTACTGCGCCCCGACGTACCGAATGGCGAAGGACATCGCCTGGAAAGCCCTCAAAAAGCTCGTCCCTCGCGCCTGGATCAAGTCAAAGAACGAAACCGACCTCAAGCTGGAACTCGTCAACGGTTCCACCATCGAATTAAAGGGCACGGAAAACGCAATGGCCCTGCGCGGCCGCAGCCTTTCGGGCGTGGTGCTGGATGAAGCCGCCTTCATGGACCCCGAGGTCTGGTTCGAGGTGATCCGTCCCGCCCTCGCCGACAAACAAGGCTGGGCCCTCTTCATCTCCACCCCTGACGGCACCGCCAGCTGGTTCTACGACCTCTGGTGTTACGCCGACGAAGGCGACTCCAACTGGAGCCGCTGGCAATTCACCACCATCGACGGCGACAACGTCCCCCCAGAGGAAATCGAAGCCGCCCGCAGCCAACTTGACCCTCGCACCTTCCGCCAAGAATTCGAGGCCAGCTTTGAAAACCTCAGCGGCCTCGTCGCCATCAGCTTCTCGGACGACAACATCGACAAAGTCGTCCAAGACCTACCCGTTCTACCCCTCCTGCTGGGGGTGGACTTCAACATCGACCCCATGTCCGGCATCTGCGCGGTCAAAAAAGGCGATGTCCTCTGGGTCTTCGACGAAATCATCATGACCGGCGGCGCCACCACCTGGGATTTCTGCGAAGAAGTCCAATCCCGCTATGGCGTGGAGCGCCGCATCATCGCCTGCCCCGACCCCACGGGCGGCGCCCGCAAAACCGCCGGCGTTGGCGCCACCGACCACAACATCCTGCGCAAATCCGGCTTCACAGTTTCCAGCCCCCGCTCCCCCTGGAAAATCCGCGACAAAATCACCTGCGTCAACACCGCCCTTCTCGATGCCTCTGGAACCCGCCGCCTCTTCATCCACCCCCGCTGCAAAGAACTAATCAAATCCCTCCGCACCCTGACCTACGCCCCCGGAACTGGCCTCCCCAACAAAAACCTCGGCGTAGACCACGCCTTCGACGCCCTGGGATACCTCTGCCTACAAACCTTCAACCTCGCCAAACCAGAATCCATGGCCCCTACCAACTATCGTGTGTGGTAAGTACCACTAAGACCATGGCCAAAAAACAAACCAAGGCCCAAAAGAAGGTCAGCAAGGTGATGCGCGAGTACGGCAAAGGCGAACTGCACTCAGGCAGCAAAAAAGGCCCCGTAGTCAAATCCCGCAAACAAGCAATCGCCATCGCCATGTCCGAGGCTGGCATGACCAAACCCAAGAAAAAAGGTAAGAAGTAATGGCTAAACGCGGTCTTTATAGCAATATCGCCGCCAAACGCAAGCGCATCGC